GATCTCCTGCTTAGTCTCATCAATGCCAGCAATGATCGTTGAATCATCTGACGTAACCATAGGAATCCCAGCAACATACGCTCGTTTCCCAGATACGAATAGGATAGCATGTTCGGCAGCGTGTAGGGAAAGTACCAGAGCACCACCGTGCGCCAGGCTTGTTCCATGATGTGACATCCCCTGACCAGTATGCACAGCTGTACGGTAACCTTTGATTGTATAGGACTCATGCTTTCCCAGCATTGGCATACGAACCAGCCATTTCTTGAAACGAGACAGGCGCTTGCTGCCAAGACCTCGTTCTTCTCGTTTCGTAACTTCTTCAAGAATTTCTGTAGATAAAGCCATCCTCCTGGATGCCAATCTTCGGTATGTGGCAGCTGAAGAATAAAGATGGGTGCTCCCTCCTATCGCTGCCAAGCCAAGGTTTGTTATCCCAGTTGCTATGTTCGACATCATTGCTGAGAATCTGCTAGCATCCGATGCTTGTATTGCTCCTCCCTTGAGCATGGCTTCTGAACTGAGTTTGTAAAAGTGGGCATCCTTATTTGGTCTCTTGAGCATGTCAGGTTTGGTATACCTCCCATAGGATCCGTTGATGAGTTCAGCGTTGTTGAGCATAATCCTAGAATCAGGATCAGCCATAGAAATCTCACGTTTCTTGTGCTCGCCCAATTTAGGATGATTCACATAGATTGGATCGACACCATAGAAGAAACGGAAAGTTGGTTTCAGTATTGAGAGATAGTCATCTACGCCATTAGCAAGGATCATTTCAGCGACAGTTCCAGTCTCAAGCTTCTTGGATGGCGATATCCTGGCAGAGTGTCGGACAGTAAGATGGTCGACCAGGCGTCTTGATCTATTCCCTTTGGAGAATTCACGGTCAAATCTGGCAACGTCACCATCGATTGATAGGGCATGCGCAGATGCTAATGAGCCAAAGACTGACCACCCGAGCTTCCCACCTGTGTCTAGGGAGCAAGATTGTCGAATACTATCTCTGATTTCTTCTATTGTTACTGTGGTCTGTGATAACAACACCATCTGGTCCATGGAATCAGCATAACGAGCATCGAATGTTGAATTAAGGAGTTCGACTTCATCAAATAGAGCAAGAGCACAGTCGGTCATATTCTTGTTCGTATCAGCAAATTCATCCGGTACCCATACCTGCCAATAAGCTTCAAGCTGAGAGAAAGCACGTGGGAGACCAAGCAGCGCACACTTGTTGTGGTACTTATCTCTTGTGTCCCATTGATCAACAGCCTGAATTATTGACGTATAGTATACAACACATGCTAAAGTGCGTGCAGGGCAAAATTTCGAGACCATAGAATCAAAGGGTGTAGAAGGACTGCAGAAGGATGAGGACAAGTGCCGGGCTGTCACATATGTTGCTCCTGATGCCCATGTCGCTGATGATACCGTTAATGCTAATTTTTGCCACGCAAGGTATATTTGCCAGATGCCTGCCCTTGTTGCCTTGGATTTCTCAAGCATTGAGAAAAGTGTTAGTTTTAGGCGCCTAGGGGCCATAGCTGCCAATTCCATTTCCTGGGATCTAAGTCTTTGACGGGGCCATAAGTATAATGGTTTTGAAGGATCATTGCTGATGTTGACGGCTCCAATCGTATTGAATGCTGAGACGGCAAACCAATCAACTCGGTAGCCTCTTGCATCAGTCACCTGGTCTCTAAGGCTGTACCAAAGGATCACCTTCCCTTTGTATATGAGGCTTGATTTCCATTTATTGACTGTGGGTGCTGTTGCCAGATCGATTTGCCTTATGATATCAGCTCTGATCTCACAGAATTGTGCAACAGAACTTTGGGCATACATTTCTGATGCCAGGTCCCAGAGCCCACCAACTGGATCATTAGATTGAACATCATGGATAGGGCCTCGGTGGCTTAGACCATTGACTTTGAGAACCTTTTCTTGGAGATTAGTGCAGAATTCCCATGCATCGTCCTTTGGGAAGATTCCTTTTGCCTTGAATTCTTTAAGGAATCGTTTCCGATCAGGGGTGCTGAAGTCAGCTGAGTGGGTGGTGATCATTTGTGTTTTGGTTGGAATGTACAATTCATGGGATCCTAGTTCCAGGTGTGTTGGACCATGGTCAAGGTCAATAATCTCTGAAATTGGGTATGGGGGCACTGCAACATTCTGATCATGATCTAGGCCCAGTATTCCCTGCTTGAGCTTTTGTGCTTTTGTTGTATATTCTTGGCCTTTAGGGAAAGGATCCATATCAATAGCTTCCGATACTGATTCTGCAATGAGAGCGTGGTAGGACATCTCGCTGAGTTCCTGGATAGTGCGTTGAGAGAATGAGTGCAGTTTATCTGAGATCTTATAATGAAGCTCAAGGTCTGGTACCAAGTTGACATAATCCGGGAGCCCGTAATAAGCAGTATGTTCCACCGCTAGTGAATTCATGATTGCTAGAGCGAAACTTGATGACACTCGCCTTATGTCGTGTAGGGTAAATATAGCGCCTAGGTCATATTTGCTGATGGCTATCATTCGGCGTGATTTTAACGGTTTCTTCCAGATACCACTTGTTGATGTGATGTCAATCCTTATCTTGTCGCTAGGGAGACTAGGTGCTGATGCTACTATATCATCATGTTCGACTTCCATATTTAAAGAGTGGATATCACCCCCCAATTCTAGTGCATAAGCTAGTACTGCACTGACCATTTGGTGTAGGTCATGGCTACCAGTTGCACAGCCTATTCCTTCACCAGCTACAGCTGAGAACAATTCAGCCAAGGCATCATCGCTTTTGGAAATATCCATAGCAAGAAGGACATCTTTGTGGAGTTTATATGAATGCGAGCCAATATTGTGTTCAGATCCATCAGTCATACATGCAAAGACCAGGCCTCCCTTTGGTCTGCTGTTCGATCGGGTATCAATGTCAATCAGCTCAGACATTTCTGACAGAGTTGTCTGACTGGATATGCTTTGGGCAGCATCAGAGTTTCGACGCCCTGTTCCAGAGAACGTGTCAAAATGGGCTTCGTCGGGGAAGTCAGCATCTTCACATAAAAGATCCGATAATAGGGCTTTCCACTTTAGGCATCGTCTCAATCTGTAGGGATCACGTGACGTGTATTTGGTGAGTTTGAGATGCGAGACACGGATGCTAGCATCCATCAAGGTGGGTGGGCGGGGAGGACTGAGGCCTGGCCGCAGAGTGGTGGATGTCCGGCATTCTGGTTGATATGGTTCTACCTTGATTCCATCGCCCTGATCTTTAGAACCAATGTTGTCAAGCCCAAACTCTTCAGCCATCCTTCCGACATTGCTTGTAATTTCTTCATGGTCAAGGTTGAGAGCCTCCGTATCCAGACCTGAGTGAGTGAGCCCACCGAGGTTCGCTAGGACGGCATCCACATCAACTTCGGACATCATACGTCTTATATACA